AGCGTACCGTTCTCATTTATGTAAGCGACGTTACCGATTGAATCCCGAATCTTAAATGGAGCCCCATCCAAGACAGTAAGTAAACTGATCACTGATCCCCATATCCTTTTTCGTGCCTCACGTAACGTGGTTGACGTAAGCAGAACTAAAGTGTCTTTCGGGGCAGCTAACCAATTCAGGATTCCCCATGCCGCCATCGTGTGTGACTTGCCTGACGAAGCGGCTCCCCCGATTGAAACGTATTTGTTTTTTATTACTGCCTGAATCATACTCTCTGCCCAAGGATGTTTTACCATCAAAGGTTCGGGGAGCTCAGCATGGTTCCAAAGTTCATCGCACAACCTCCAGAAATAATATTCCCTAGCTTGCTCGCTTTCATGGTTAGACAACCCGTATAATAAACCCGTTACAGTGTTAGTTGCCTTTATGGTATGCCCTCCTACATCCATCTTAGATGTATTAGAGTCTATTCTTGGCTCATAAATTCGTAATGTTTGAGTCATTTGATTTGAAATATATATAAGTTTATAGTATATGTTAATTGCTTTGGCACAAAAATCTAAAAAATCTAAGCTGCTTAAACATGCACTCGAAATGTACGAGCAGCAATACAAGCTTGTTACTATAGCTAAGGAGCTCGGGATTAATGTGTCTACTCTCCGTAGGTGGCTAAGAGATGCAGGAGCTCAACCTAAGAAAGACCCACACGGCAGCAACCCTTCTTTAAAAGAAGACGAGCCAGAAGAGGAAGAGTCCACAGACCCGCTACAGAAAACCCTAGATGATAATCTTGAGGGTAAAACCGATGAGGCAATCAGGGTTGCTAAGATGGAAGCAAGGGTGGAAGAGGACAAGAATCTAATGGATGTGGCCCAATCCCAATCTTCTCCCGCAGATAAGTACCAGTCCTATATAGCAGCAGCTTCTATTAGGTTGCTGCGGGACAGTATAAAGAATTTACGTGGCCCCCGCACAGTTAAAGAGCTCTCTGAATTAGATCAACTAATCAGGAGAAATCTAGGGTTAAACGCTAAAACAGCAGGGGGTTCGGGGAAACTACAGATTGATATAAGTATCTTAAACAACGCAAAGGCAGACCGTGGTAACGGCGCTGTTAAAATTGAAAAAATAGATGAGGATAAAATAATCGATGTTGACCCAAACGAAGATGCCTGAAACAAAAGAAGACCCCGAACACCCAATCCTTTTATTCAATGGGTTGGAAGATGCCTACATTGGAACAGTTGAACAATACGGTAGACCTCCTGTCGCTTGTTACTCTAAACAGATAACAATCGATGTGCTACAAAAGAACTTCGACCTAACAAAGCAACAAGCTTTCGAGAGATATGAGTATGAATACCTACAAACTAACTATTGGGAGGGGACACCATGTTTCTTAGACGACCTCTCCCAAGAATAATGTTCGAAGACAAAGTGGAGGAAGATAACCCCACTGTTGTTATTCGAAAAGCAGTTGATGAGAAGGAGTTCATTTATGTCTCTGAAAAACGTGTCGGTAGGTACTATCGAGTTATCCCGAATTCAGCTAGAGAAGTTTTCTACATACAAATGCTCCTCAAGAATGTGGATGTGTTAGTGCCACAAGAAGGGGACGGTTTAATCTTATCAGCGAAAGTAATAGGTTATTGTGATAATAGGAGTCGATAACGGACTTAGTGGAGGGCTGGTAGCTATCTCAAAAGAGACAGGAGCAGTCATCGAGAAAACGATAATGCCAACACTTCACCGTTGTAAGAAACGGGAAGTCGATACAAGGGCAGTCTACGAATGGGCAATGGCGCTAGAGTCTGAGTTTATCTTTGCGATAGAGGAACCACTACGACACGCAAAGTCTTCTCAAGCTGTTCGTTCAATGGGGATATCCTTCGGCAAATTGTTAGGACTGGCCGAAAGTCGACAATGGGATACCCGTTGTGTGCAGGTAAGGAACTGGCAGCGCTCTATGTTAGGGGATCTACTGCGCTCTCACGACACCAAAAAAGCGGCCCTAATTAAAGCAAACGTAATTGCCCCCGATGAATGCTGGCAAAAAAGTAAACGAGCCTCTAAACCCCATGATGGGATGATTGATGCTTTCCTGATAGCCCGCTATATACGCAGAGAATTCTCCTTTGATCAGGGGTTCTCAGAGTAAGTTGAAATTTTTATTGACCTTTGGTCAAGTTCTTTTACTTTGAGGGAATGAAAGAATTATTCCCCGCACAAGCTGATGTGTGTGACTTCTTTGAAGTAAAACTAAAGAACAATATATGCACACTGGATTCCAGTTCCGTTGGTACAGGTAAAACTGTAGTCGCCTCCCACCTAGCACTCCGTCTTAAAAGACCTGTTGCTGTCCTCTGCCCTAAAGCCGTTATCCCTGCATGGGAACGTGAGCTTGAAGAAGTCGGGATAACTCCTGTGTTTGTGCTTAACTACGAAAAGATAAGAACAGGTAATACTCCCCACATGACTAAAAGAGGGAAGAAGATTATGAATTGGCATGTACCAAAAAATACTCTTTTCCTTGTTGATGAGATACATAAATGCAAAGGACCGTACACGCAGAATGCACAGCTTGTAATAAGCCTAATCAAACAGAACTTTTGTATACATGGAATGTCGGCAACGGCCTCAGAAGATCCAACAGAGATGAGAGCTCTTGGGTATATGTTAAACCTTCATAGCTTAGCAAAATCCGAAAGAGGATTACATAATTGGTTTGGGTGGATGAAGACACATGGATGTTATCAGGACGAATGGAACGGATGGCATCTGAGAAAGAAGAATAAGTTAGAGAAGATCAAAGAAAGAATCTATGGGGTGATGGGAGCGAAGTTAACTGTCGCTGACTTCCCAGAATCTTTTAGGAATAATAGAGTGTTCGTGGAACCAATGCAGTTTGCTGACTCTAAAAAGATCATAGGGATATATAAAAAGTTAGGGCTTACTCCACAGATTATAAAAGACTTAATAGAAAACGGGACTGTAGACGGGAGTGACCATGTGATTGTTAATATTCTAAGGGCTCGTCAACTAACGGAAGCCTTGAAAGTTCCTGACTTAGTAACGTATGCTCAAGACCTAGAAGAGCAGGGCAACTCTGTAGTGTTGTTCGTTAACTTCAGGGATACAGTTGACGCTCTATGTATGCAGTTGGAGTGCGCCTCCATCGAAGGAGGTCAAACGATTGAAGAAAGGCAGAAGGTGGTTGATGACTTCCAGAGTGACGAGACACACATAGTCGTTGCCAACATTGCGGCAGGGGGTACTGGACTATCATTACATGATTGTAATGGGGATAGGCCAAGAGTTAGTTTGATATGTCCTTCGTTCAATGCTAAAGACTACCTCCAAACTTTAGGGCGCATCCACAGAAACGGAGCTAAGTCCGATGCGCTTCAAAAAGTTTTGGTCACATCAGGGTCTGTCGAAGAGAACGTCATAGACTCGATTGAAAGGAAAGTTAACAATATGATAGAATTACATGGAGCGTAAAAATAAAATAATTGCAAAGCATATCCCCCAAGATCTTTTAGATATTGTTAGATATGAAAATGGTGTCCTGTTTTACACCGTGAATAGAGGACCGAAGAAAGCAGGTGATGTTGCGGGTTGCTTATATAGCCCCTCAAAAGGTAGTTCCGAAAGGGGGAGGAGGACAAGATGGAGATTAAAATTTAAAGGTAAGGAATATTATAGAGCAAGAGTTGTGTGGTCTATTTTCAACGGGCATACGGAAAAAATGCTCGATCATATAAATAACAATACTTTAGATGATAGAATAGAAAATTTAAGAGAGTGCACCAACGGTCAAAACCAAGCGAACCGTAAAGAGACAAAAAGCAAAACAGGAGTAAAGGGGCTACGGCGGCAGAAGTTTAAAAGAAGGGACGGCTCCTATCATGTAGTATATGTTGGAGTAGTGGACTATAACGGTAGACGACACTGTACGCCTAAATTTCCTGATACAGAAAAAGGAAAAGCAAAAGCTGTGGGCTTACTTAGAGTATTAAGAACCTCATTGCACAAAGAATTTACACATCATGGATAATCAACCAGATCACGGAAGTAGGGGACACGCAGACTTTAGTCCATCAAGCCTTAAATATGTAGCTGGCTGTTCTGGCTACGAAGGTAGGTCAGGCACAAATGCCGCCGCTGAGAAAGGAACACGGATACACGAAGCCCTAGAGGTACGTGACCCCTCTGCCCTGCACGATGAAGACGAAGTACTGATTTATGAAGCAATAGTCGAGCAGGAGGAAAAGTACATACAGGACTTTGCCAAAGGAGAAAGCTACGTAGAGGAGAATGAGATCCTTTTGGATGTAGACTTAGACAATACAGCTACATGGGGGACTTGTGACAGGCTCATTACTTTTAATAACAGAGCCATACTAGCTGATTATAAAACAGGGGTCAGTGTAATTGACGAGCCAAAAAAGAATTGGCAAGCTAAAGCCTACACAGTAGGGGCATTCCAGAGATACCCTGAGCTAGAGGAAATTACATTTGTGTTCTATGTCCCTGTGAGGAATGAAGTATTGGAAGGAACTTTCTCAAGGGATGAGCTACCTATCTTAATTAAACAACTAGCTGACGTTATCCGTAACGGGGAGAAGATAAGACCGCAGTGGGATGGAGGTTCCCCTGCCCCAGAGAGCCTTTCCCCTACAGTTAACTGTAGGTTCTGCAAGCACGAAGGGTACTGCCCGTCATTGGGAGGATTAGCCGAAGAGATTGTACAAAGGATATCGGGTGACTCACTACCTAAAGAGGACTTAAACGACCCACAAGACCCTAAAACTGTGGAGCATCTATATGTGGTAGCGAAAGTAATGGAGAATTGGGCGAAGCGAATAAAGGAGAAGGCAGTAACGATGGCTAAAGAGGGGGTCGAATTCGACACTCTGAAGCTGAAGTCTATGGGATCAACCCGCAAGTGTACGGATAACTTGAAGCTCGTTGAGATAGCTAAAGAGCATGATCTCAGTGAGCATGACCTGCTTAATATAATTAATATCCCGCTGAAAAAAGTAGCTAACGCTGTAGGGGATACCGCCGCTAAAGGAGAAAAAGGAGAAAAATCAAGATCTTTTCTTGACGCTGTTGAAATCAATGGCATCATAGAAACGTCAGAAGAGAGGTTTACCCTTTCTTAAACTAAAATAATAAAACTAAAGCCAAGACAAATGCCAAAGACAAAAATAGTAGAAGTAAAAAAAGAAGAACTAGCGGCCCCAAGTGCGCCGCCAAGACTAGAGATATCCGCAGAGGACATCGAAATTCCACGCCTTAATGTAATACAGGGGTCGTCGGAAATTGACGGAGACGAGGGAGCCCTTGTCATTAATAGAACACACACCATTATGCCAACAGGAGGTTCACTCACTGTTATCCCCATAACGGCACAAAAAGGATGGGCTGAAAATGTCCCTTTCGGTTCTAACGATATAGCTAGAATAGCTAATACGCCTGAAGAGAAGTTATCAATCGAGGAGGATTCCCAATATGGGACAATCGAGTTTGCTGACATCACTGTATTAATCCCAGAACCAGAAGGTGTTGGAGAAGATGCGGCAGATGCATTCCCGTTTCCTATCGGAGAAACTTCTTATGCGATGGGTAAATTGCACGTAAGGAAAGCGGCTTACAGGAACACGTTCAAACGCCTTGGTTTATTCCAAGCTATGAACCCTGACGCTCCTTTGTGTAAGAACCACTGGAAGTTCCAAGCTGACCAAGTGACAGCTAACAGGAATAGCTGGTACATCCCACAGATGACTCCGACAAAAGCGGAGACTGATCAGGATGTTATCGACTTCGTATCAAGAATCTTACCTGCATAATTATGAGCGAAGAAAATAATACAACAGGAAAGATACTGGTTCTCCAAGAAGAACTAGCAGAAATAGAAAAGATCAGAGAAGAGATTGCAGGTAAATTAGCAGAACTCCAAGCATCTGATAACAAAATGGAAACACTAACTGAAGCGTTCACCGCTCGTATTAGTGTTTTAGAAGAAGAGGCTAAAGCCCAGCCTGAACTTATATAAAAATTGTAGGCTGTGCTTCGTTTCACAGCCTACCTGATCCTGTGGGGGGATCAGAGAGGGAATGGCCCGTCTATGTGTTTAGCTTTCTTACACGTAGGCGGGCCTACTCAACTAAATTATGAATACAATCGCAATAGATTTCGAGAGTTACTACGATAGAGAATGCTCAATAAAAGTATTAGGACTCCTTGGCTACTTTTCTCACCACGCATTTGATGCATATAGAGTAAGTGCCGTCGGAGACGAAGGAACTAATTTCGTAGGGTGTCCTAAGACTGACTTTGACTGGTCTGTCATCGAGGGCAATATGGTGATAGCCCATAACGCACAATTTGACGAGACGCTTTACCTGTACGGAGTGGAGAAAAAATGGTGGCCTTATTATAAGTACGACCAATGGATGTGCTCTGCTGACCTAGCCGCTTTTTGTGGGCTCCCTAGATCACTTAAAGGAGCCACTACTACGCTCTATGAATTAGAGGTAGATAAATCCACACGGGATAATATGTCGGGCAAACGCTGGGAGGAAATGTCTGAAGAGTTTCAAAAGGAAGTAGATGAATACGCTTTAAAGGATTCTGAACTATGCCTAAAACTATGGCAGGATCTAGCTGGGGATTGGCCTGAACATGAAAGGCAGATCAGCCTAACTAATAGGAGATGTGTCCAACGTGGAATTCCTATAGATACAAAACTCCTACTTAAACAGCAGAAAGAAATAGCTTCTAGATTATTTGAGGCAGAGAACTGCATCCCTTGGATAAATGAGTTTCCTCCATTATCTAGGAAAGCCTTTAATGAGGAATGCCATAGAGTGGGGCTAGACCCACCAGCTAGTCTTGCGTTAACTGATGAAGACGCAAATAAATGGATAGCAGAGAACGAAGAAGAATATAAATGGATCTCTGCTGTACGAAACTACAGGAGGATTAACTCTCTAAAGCGGAAGTTGGAATCTTTTGAGTACGCAACAATGGGAGACGATAGGTATTACGGAGGCATACTGTACCACGGAGCGCATACAGGTAGGTTCAGCGGGAGTGGGGGCAACCTTAACCTTCAAAACTTGCCCAGAGGTGAGATGTTTGGTGTGGATCTTAGAAGCCTCATCGCTCCTAAGAAGGGCAAGAAGTTAGTAGTGGTAGACCTATCTCAGATTGAGGTACGTACACTTTGCTGGCTTGCGGGAGACGAGACTACTTTGGAAGAGATAAAAGATAGCGATGACATCTACGAAGCATTCGCAGTGCGCTTTGATAAATGGGATAAAAGCAAAGGGGTGCTTAAAGAAGAAGATCCTTCTTTAAGACACTTAGTTAAAACAATGGTACTTGGTTGTGGTTACTCAGCATCAGCTAAGAAGTTCGCTATGATCTCTGACATGGAGGAAACGGAAGCTATAAAAGCAGTCTCTTTATATAGGACAA